TTGCTTTACCAAGTTTCAGAGTCAATACTCTAAATGCAGCTTTAAGTACTTGCGCCCGTGTCATATCACGAGTTTCTTTACCATCAGCAGTATCTTCTACTTCTTTTGTAGTAGACAACATACCAAGAGAATCTAAACACAATAACATTGGTTTTCTATCTGCTTCATTTTGTTGCAGATATGCATCCAATACTTTTAATGATTGTGTACGAAATTCTTGTACAGTTGTTACAGGTAGGATAACCATACGATTAGGGTCAATACCCCTATCAATTACCATCTGTTTTGTAATTGCAGATTCAGACTCAAAATACAACACACCAGCATCTGGGTTTGCATCAAGGAATGACTTAACCATGCCCATTACAAAGAAAGTTTTACCTGTTGCAGATTCGCCTGCAACCGCAGTTATTTTATTTGCTGGTAGTCCACCATAAATTGAACCACTCAGTAGTGCATTGAAGATATAAGAACCAGTGTCGATAAATGCATCAACATCACCAGCCTCCACCCCTTCAGATACAAGTGCTGCGTATTCGTTGCCCGCAGTCTTAGCAATGTCCTTTAAAAAGTCCATACTACACATCTCCTTCTTTTCTGTTATTAGAACGAAAAGCATCAAAACCGTCTGGGTAACGTGCTTCCAACTTTTCGATATTCATATAAATGACATCTTCCAATGAACACTCCATAGCGATACATGCCTGTGCAATATACCACATTACATCACCTAACTCACGTTTCATGTGATAGACTGTATGTTCATCCATTGGTTTACCTTGAAACAAACACTTCTTAATAATCTCTGCAAATTCACCCCCTTCAGCAGTGATACCAAGTGCGGCAGTAATTAACCGTTCTGGTGGTAAACCCTGTTCATCAATTATATCTAGTGCGTCAGAAAATGCAGTTGCATCTTTTGATTCATCAGAAGTCACTTCATCGACAAATCGAGTATAGTCAAGTAGTAGTCTTTCATCAGTCATATCTATATCCTTTGATTCCATTTTGTTTATTATAGTATATTGGTCTGTAAAAGTCAAGAGATTTATAGGATAACACTTTTTTGTGGAACTTGAATTCCACTTGTCTGTGTTTGCCATCCTTCAGCAATTTGTTGCATAGTAGGTAAAATGAAAGATACACAAGTTTTATTAAACTGTAATGTTCCATCTACTTTATCGCCAGTCATACATACACCATCAACTAACGCCACACCCTTTTCATTTACTTGTACCAAACGTGGACGTTCAATAGTATATGACATCATATCTTCAGATTGATATCTCCCAATGACTTCAGCTCCATTCGTTAGAACGAGTGTAACAATATCATTCTCTTTTATTTTGTTTTCTTTTGACATTTTAAAATCTCCTTGATTTCATTTTTTACTTCATTTAAATTCTCTTCATCATCAGTTTGACGTATTGCCAATTCACCCATAAGAAGAAAGTTAGTTTGTAGATTGTTGATAAGAGTCCGTCTTGTTTGTAACCACTTTTCAGACTGTTCATCTCCTCTACCAATGTGTCTTGCCTTCTCTACAGATGGAGACACCTTTAATATATAAACCTTTGAGTCATGTTCTGATAACAACCATTCTATATCTTTGGCACGACAGAACCTATCCCCTTCAAGTATTATATGTTTATGCTTGGGTGCTTCTTGTTCGATGAAATCTCTAAATTTAGAAATTGCACCATAACTTATCCTATCAGTTCCCCCAAATGTTTCTCCAACAGGATATCTACCTACTACAAGAGTGTCCCCATGTTTTTGGCATGGGAATAGTTTCATGGGTTCGACATCTTCATGCAAACCCATTTCTGAAATAAGACTTCTCATTAATGTGGATTTACCAGAGCATGGTATTCCACCTATCATTATAATCATTCTTTTATAGATGCCTCATATTGTTCTTTGTAGTCAAGTGCATTCATAGTACCCATTTTTGAATTATGAAACTTTGTAGTAATCATCAAGTTGTCATAAGTTGTTTTTCCACCTTCACTGTGTGGAATGATATGAGCACCAACTGCTTGAGAGAAATGAATTGGGTCACCAGTGATTTCACAAATACCACCAACCTCTTCATATCTTTTCAATAAATCTTTAACAGAAAATGCACGCTCTGAATCCTTTGCAATTACACTTGGAGTAATATCAGATAACCAAATCCGTACTTGTTCAGTAGATGCATCAGAATTAGTTTTCTTTACATAAGATTTAAATGCATCCCAAACTTTAGAATATCTACCATCCAACCTGTCACCATTCTCATCAACATAATCTACTTGAGAATTAGCATCTTCAAAATCGTTTAAGTTTTTAACTAGACTTTTAGTAAACAAGTCATAATCTTCAACTTTAAAATCTTTAGGAAGATTAAAATAAACATGTCTCAAGAAACCAAATTCCATTATACTTATTTTATGCTTAGTGTAAGTATTCCAGAAAGCACCAACATTCTGATAAAAACTATATTCTTTTAAAATTGAATTTTTAATCTTGTTTATTTTAGTGGGAGTTGCCACTTCCAAATATTCTAGAATTTGATTCTCATTAGTTGATAGTCCTTCGCCATACCATAATCCAGCAGAATCCAAAATAAGTTCTAAGTACTTACCTCTATTATTAGAAAACCCAACGTAATCTTTAAACAGAGTTAAGACATTATCTACTGCACCATCTCCATAATCAACAACCTTTGTTAGTTCTCGTAACTCTACAATACTTGCAGCCATTCCATATGCATTTGCTTTTTCAACAAAGTTAAGAACGGTTTGTGTTGCAAATTGAACAAATTGCTTTCCCTTACCAGAATCATCTAATTCGTAAAAGTCAATAATTCGCAACTTGTAATTGCGATAATATTCTTTTGCATATGGTGGTAGGTCAGAAAAAAACTTTTCTCCAAAGAATGAAGATTTGTGTAAAGGAAACTCATTGTTTAAGAAATCTAAGATTGCTTTTCGTGTTCTATGTCCACCTTCCAGAACTTCTTTATCTGTAATACCAGCAATAGATATCTCACCAATATCCAATCCTTCAAAAATAGATTGTACAATACCCTGTGCTTTAGATGGTGTTACTCCACCCCTATCAGTAGATTGAACATCAGCTCTTTGCCAAATAGGATTAGGATTAACATTATTATCTTGTATATACCCAAAATACTCATTAATAGTCATTGGCATACATTTAAATGCACTCTGTTTCAATTTTGATAAATTCACTATTCTACTCACTTAACATTCTCCATAATATAAACTCAATTTCTATATACATGTTACCATAACATGTAACAAATGTCCAGGCCTAATCGCCAAGAAAGTCATTTAAATTTCCAGATGTTTTTGCAGCATACTTACCAATCAACTTTTCTTGTTTACCATAAACTCCAATTGTTGCCAAACGTCTATCACAATATGCAACACAACTAAACCGTTGTCCCTTACCAGAGATAGGAGTAACACCATGTACTTCTTGACTGTCTGCAATTACAACACTATTATCTGGAGCATCAACTGCAATCCCATAACGAGGGAAACAAAGATATGCACCATCATAATCACCTTCTCTGAATACACACATACTTGTCATACCAGCATCAGTGTCACCACTGTCTACATGTGCAGCCATCTTTGCAGACTGATATGCAGAATATCTGTTTGCAGATAGTGTAGTAAAGATACCTTCACCAATACGATGTTCTGGACGAATGTTGTTTTCTGCAAAAGACTTCTGACTTCTATAGATATCATCATTTGCTTTTGCAAATGCAGTTTCATTGTGTTCAGAAATTTCTTGTAGTGCTTCCCACTTATCTTTATTGTCTTTACACCAACCAGATACATCAATACCACCAGTGAAACGTCCACGTTTATGTCCAATCATAACAGAATGGATTTCGTTTGAATATGCAATCATACCCCAACCGCCAGACTTTGTACGAGTGTGATATGAATTTGGTGTTCTAAGTTTATAGTCTACACCCTCAACTAATCCTTTTGCCAACATCTCTTCTTTATCGATAGGGCCTGAACAGTTTGCCCTCATTGTAGAAGTATCTTCGATTGTTGTTAGAATATCTCTAATCTTACTTTCTTGTGGAAAGGCATTAGTGATAACATATGCAAGGGGAACATCTGAACCATCCAGTGAATGGATTGGTTTCATAACACCCATATCTTCATCAGTGACTTTAATCACTGTGTCATATGCACTTTCGTCTAGGAACTTACCATTCCACTTTTCATAAGTTTCTTTTTGTCCTAAATCTTTTTCGACTGTAATTTTTTTCATTGTTCTATTTCCTTATAAGGTTTAAGGATGTTTTCGTAAATCTTATCAGCGAGATACTTCATTTGTAGTGGTGCAACCATTAAACCGATTCTTGCTAGTTTCTCATTAAGAGTACCAGTGAATTTATAATCCTCTGGCAAAGTCATTAGTCTTGATGCTTCCCTTGTTGTATACACTCTATCTTCTACAGGGTGCAAGTGAACTGCAAGACTTGTTTGTAGTCCTTGTTCAGAAAGTGTATGAGATGCTTGATTCCAAGGAACTCTACGAGATTGAAAGAACGAACTCTTTCTTTCTGGTACAGTCTTACCCCATTTAATTCTGTGTGCGATAACCTTATCGTACCAAGGCCCAACTACGTCATCACCAACCGAAACCACCTTGTCTGGATTCTTTGGTAATCTCTTCATCCACTTATATTTAGCGCTCTTGGTCATCGACTCACAAAGTTCAATTGCTTCTACAGCATTTGCATTGTTTTGTTGGATGTCCCAAATTGCATCTTTAATAGTGGTAACATGTTCTTCTGGTTCTGGAAAAATCAAACTTTCAAGTATCATAAACGGTACACCGATTTTATCCAATACATCATTTCTTACTGAAACAATAAACACTCTTTCACGCTTCTGAGGTACACCATGATTGTGTCCTTTTAGAACTTTGTAAACTGTTGTATAACCTAATGCTTCGAAATCATTTACCATTCTCTGTAAATGTTCTTTTGCATATTCCATTGTAAGTCCTTTGACGTTCTCACAGACAATTACTTTTGGTTTCATCTCACCAGCAATACGAATCTGTTCCCATGTCAAATCTTCAATGTTTTTCTGTTTCATTCCATAGGCAGTCTTTTCTTTACCCCACCCTGCTTTCTTTGTACCAGACATAGAGAATGGTGGACATGGTGGTGAACCGTCAAGTATATCAAGTTCCCCTTCCTTTATCCCTGTCATTTCCATAATCTTTGCACCAGTAACATCTTTGATATCACCACAAATATGTGCTGGAGTATCAGGCCAGTTCTCTAAGTAAGTATCTACTGCAACCTGTTGAAACTCATTAACGAAACGGCAATCGCCACCAGCGAGTTTATACCCTGCTGATGACCCACCACCGCCTGCAAAAAACGATATATAATTGAAAAGTTTTCTATCAGATGATTGTTTCAACTCATCCAAATTATATCTAAAATATTTCATTCACTTCCTCTTTCATAATTTATACTCTTAGTATACTTGTTTTGCCAACAAATGTCAAGGCATTTATCCAAAAAAATCTTCCAATGTTGTCTGTGTTCCATAAGAGCGGTCAATGTTCCATCCAATTTGATTCATAATAAACGTCAACGGTTCAACAAAAGACTTCTCATACTGTAAATCATAGTCAATCATCTTGTGTAAATCTAGTTCTGGGGGCAACTTAGTAATGAATGAAATCACATTGGATGACATACGATTAGGTTGTCTCATGTTTAAGAACTTGATTTTGTCACCTTCCTGTATAAGAGGATACTTGTTTGTTAGTTTGTTTTGTTTAGTATAGTGATTGTAGAGCAATGCACCTTTACAATGCATAGGTACACCCTTAGTGAATATACCAGAACTACTACTCCACTTCTTTAGTCCATTAACAGAACGAGGGAATGCAATATCTTCTGGAGGCAACTTCATAAACTCCTCACGAAATTCTTGGATAAACGTATTCACATCTTTTTCTGTACCAGACATAATAATCTTTAGACAATCTTTAATCTTGTCACGACAAGGAGCAGGAGTACTTGACTTAACTGCTTCGATACCCATAATTTTGAGTTTAGGTTCTTGATAACGAACACCTTCGATATCCCATGCATTGAGAATGTATCTTTTCTTTGCAGTCCAGATACCTTTATCTGCAATAACCTCTCGTGCCATCTGCATCTTTTGGTCATATGCATTTACATAAAGAGCAAGAGCTTGATAACTCTTATCAATAAAAGGTTCAACTTTCTCTTGAGCAACTCTATCAAGGAAATCCACGGCCCTGCCACGATACGAACCCTCCGATTCATCTGTTCTCTTTTCAAGCACAGTATTAACCAACCTGTCAAAAGTAATATATACCGAATCTGTATCCGATGCAATAACATAATCTTCTCCATCTGTTTTTAGGAGTTTGTTTAGATACATATTAATAGATTTCTCAATCCAACGAATAGAGAACTGTCCAGATGTAGTAATACCTTCTGCAATCCTCAAATCATAATATCTAAACCACTCATTACCAATCGCACCATAAGCAGAGTTCAATGAAATCTTTCTTGCCATCTGAATATTCTGAAACTTAGATACGTCTTTTAAGTATTTAGCATCCTTGGTATCTTCATATTTCTGTTGAGCATCCAACATCTTTTTCTTGTAGATAGTACGGTCATTATACATCTCTTGCATCATCTCTGGCAAGAAACCTAGTTTGTCTTTACTGAACAATGCACCGTTTGGTGTCATCGTTACGTTTGGGGGAAGCATGTCTTTGATTTTGAATTTCTGTGCAATCAAATCATCAACAGAATTTTCACCTAGATTAAGTTGTTTTGCCAACAAAGTCTCTGGTGAAATATTGTACTGCATAATCAAGTGAGGATAAAGTGAGTTCAAGTCAAAAGACATAACCCATTTATGTTGTCCTACTTGTGGTTCTTTTACATAAGCACCCACATACTTCTCACCCTTGGATTTGTGTCCAAGTTTTTGGGGAATGATAATATTACTTTTGAGTAAGTGATTGTATATCAATACATCCCAATATTTAACAGACGTAAAGGAGTCAGATATGTTTACCTTTGCCTCATACGTCATAGTTAGAATTAAGTCGATGAGTTTCATCTTCTCATCAAGTCTGTCTACCAGTTCAACGTCCATGATGTTGTAGTCAAGGAACGACTGATAGTCTTTAGTATACCAATCACGAAATGTCTCATATGGATTTTCATCCTTGCGCTGTCCTAGTTCGACAAACGCAATATGGTCAAGACGATATGATTCTTGATTGGTGTAAGTAAATTTACGATAGAGTTGTAAGTAGTCGATATTCTCAACACCAAGGATATTGTACACTTGGTCTTTCTTACCAAATCCACTACCCACCATGCGAGCATCAACAACACCCCAAGGAGAAAGACGTTTCATTGCGTCCTCACCCATTTGAGATTTGATACGGTTACAGATATAAGGTATATCAAAGAATTCTGTATTCCAACCA